AACAGTTCTTCAAATAACTAGAGATGGTGGAGATATTACTTCAACAGCAGATTTTATTTTTGATTTTTTAAGAGGTGTAGCAAATTTAAAACAGTGTATTCATAAAGAAAACTTTGCTTATGCTTATGATCGAGTTATTTGTTTAGTAGATGGTGAATATAGTGTTAATTGGGATGGAGTTTCTAGAACTGGTGCTACAGGAGGAAAATCCATACTTAAATTAAATGGTACTGATGTTAGAATATCAGAATTTGGCCCTTCAACAGGAAGAGGACAAGGTGATGCAAGATTTACTTTGCATTTAAAAAGAGGAGACTATATCCACATAGAAGGTGATGATTTAGAAGGAAATCAAAATGCATTTTTGTGTTATCTAGTAATAAATAAGGTATAAAATGTTCATATCACATAAATCAAATGTAATCCAGCAAGTTCACGAAACAGAGTGGCAATGCAGGAGAAAGACTAAAGGCTTAGACAAATCCGCTTACTGGACTTGGCTAGCTACTGTTACTACTGAAGACGAAAACGGACATAAAAGCTATGACTTTTCGGGGGAGGACTACGAGATCGTAGAAACTGATGCTCCCCTGAGTTATCAGGACAAAGATGAAGAGGGTAACGACATTACAGTTACTTTTAACGAGAGTGGTCACATACATTCAGAGATAGACGGCACACACTACCACCTCAAGTGGGACGGAACCAAAATAGTCAAAGATGATACCGCTAAGGCTGCCTATGACCTCGCAGAAGAATGGAAAAAAATCAGAAGAGAAAGAACTAGACTCCTTGCAGATACCGATTGGGTAGTCATCAAGGCAAGAGAGAACGGAGGAACAGTTGCAGCTAAATGGAAGACATACAGAGTCGCTCTCAGAGATTTGCCAGCTGAACAGTCAGCAAAAACTAAATATTCAGAGATAACTTGGCCAACACAACCATCATAATAGGAAACAATGGCAGTTCGTAGAATAACAACATTACAAGGACCAACCCTTAAAGCAGATGACGGAACAACTGCGGCCACAATTGCAGATTCCACTGGTCAAATTACTGTAGGTTCTGGAAGTAATTCTTACAAACTTCCAATTGTAAGAGCTGCTGAGAACAACTATGTTCTTGCCATGACAGATAAAACCAATGGGACTACAGGATGGAATGTCACTGCAACAGCACCAACCATTAATGATATATCGGGTTCTCTCAATCATGATCAGGACTCAACCTTAACGCTCTTTGGTGCTGATTTTTCTCCTAATACTACTGTTTCTCTTTGGGATGCAAGTACATCAGGTAATAAAGTTGGATCAGATGCGACCATTACCAATCAGACAACAACCAAACTAGAAGCAACCTTTGGTCATGGTGATTTAAACGTAGGTGCAACACTTTATGCAGAAGCATCAAATTCTGGAATCACCACAAGATTTGCCACGGCATTCGTAGTATCCGCAGATCCTACAGTTACCTTCACCCAAGGAACAGGTTCAGGTGCAAATACAACGAACCACTTTGGTACTTATGGCGGCAGAGTTGCTGGAGGAGGTCAGGATTCTAATACAAAACTACTGCTGAATTTTGACCGCACTGGTGGAACGGACATTGAGGATTCCAGTAACACTGGTGGCGATGGTCACAAAATAACGGCAAGCGGAAATGCAGTCATAAAAGCAAGCCCTTTTAGGGATGGGAAGTCTGCGATGTTCTTTGATGGGACGGATGATAAATTAACAATCACAGACTCAGATGACTTTGCCTTTGGCTCTGGTGATTTTACATTTGAATGTTGGGTGTATGCTTCAAGTTTTAGTTCCGATAATGAAATTTTTGCAGATCACAATTCTTCAGGCTCATACCAAACATTTTCATTTGGAATGACATCATCCCAAAAATTAAAATTTGTATTTGTGCCATCAAGTGGGAGTAATGTTCAGGTATTATCTGATGCCGTTTTCAGTACAAATACTTGGTATCACGTTGCCTCTGTAAGGAATGGGAATACCATAACAAATTATGTGGATGGGGTATCAGTCGCAACTGGAAGTGTGACAGGGTTATCAATGGCTACAGCTACAGTCAACCCAACAATCGGTAAAGCTGGAGATTATAATGGCTCTTATCTTGATGGATACCTAGACGAAATCCGAATCGTCAAAGGCACTGCCGTTTACACCTCAGATTTCACTGTCCCAACCAGCCGACTAACAGCAATTACGAATACCAAATTGCTGATTCATAGTAACCGAACAGACGAAGGCAATACTACATTTACGGATAGTTCTTCTGATTCTCCTGCTAATAATACTGCTCATACTATAACTAGAACAGGTGCAATCCATTCAAAGCTACACGGAGGAATCGCCCCTGCGATGACTTGGCCCGCAAGCCAGAAGAAGACTGGAAGTGCTGGGGTTTATTTTGATGGTAACGATAATCTTGATCTTGATGCAGCAGTAGGCCCATCGGGTGCTGGTGCTAGAAGTATTGAGGCGTTCGTATATCAAACTCAATCCTCTAGTGGTGATTATCAATATCTTTGGAGTTATGGGGAAGATACTCCTGCGAAACATTTTGGTGCATCAATATTACACGGAGGGTATTTACGTTTTCAGGGACATGGATCAGCTGATTTTAACACCACGGCTACTCAGTCTTCATTTTTAAATAATTGGAAACACGTTGCATCTACTTATGATGGAACTACTGTAAGAATGTTTGTTGATGGAACAGAAGTTGGTTCTTCAACGCATACCCTTAATACTTCAGACACATCTGGAACAGGCGATAATCTGCATATAGGGTATTCTATATATAGTGCTAGTGGCCACTATTTCAATGGTTATATAGATGGTTTTCGTGTTTCAAATATTGCTCGTCATGTTAATAACTCTGGAACATACACTTATCCAGTACCCACCCAAATCTACGGAGCCTATAAATCCAAAACAATCCCAACCATCACCTTCACAGGGCAACTAGCATCAGGTTCCTTGGCATCCGATGAGGACATTGAGTTTAGTAATGTAGCAAATACCTCAATCACAAGTGGAATGCAGAAGCTCGATGACTCAAAGATTGGGTTGACTCTGACAAACCTAACAGGAGGAAACAAAAACAAAGCTGAACTAACAGGAACAATTAGTGATAATTTTAGTGGTACTACAAGAGCAAACCTACCAGTAAAAGCACAGGTCCGAACAGAGAGAGGGAGTGCTTCAGGAACTAGCGGACAAGCCACAATCACATTTGGTAGTGGGATAAATACCGAAGGATTACAGCCTGGGTATTACATATTAACTGGAAGTGCTACTAATGCTGTTACAGAAGTCACTTTAACTGGTGCAAGTTATAACAATGGCACTACAGTAACATTTGGTTCTTCAGTTACTAGCGATATTGCTGTTGGAATGGTTGTTTTTGGTAAAGGAATACCTAATGGAACAACAGTTTCAACAATAGACTCAGGAACACAAATAACACTTTCTGCTAGTACAACTGACGGCTCATTAAGTAGCCAGAGTTTAACATTTACTAATGTTATTAAGTCAATAGATAGTGCGACTCAAATTACAGTTACAAAAGTTCATAGTGGTACTGTAAGTGGAACAATTTACTTCGGTGATCCTGAGAGAGTAGCTATTGTAAATGGTAATCCCACTTCCACTGCGAGTGATGCAATAGTGATGGGTACTTCTGATCCGATGCTCACCATTGCAATAGATTCTGATACTCAGCCAACGCTGTTTAGCGCACGGAGGTATGTTGGGACAGGTGCAGAAAGAGATATTAACGGATTTGGTTTTCAACCTGACTTGGTTTGGTTTAAAAACAGAGATACAGTAGACACTCATGCACTATTCGATTCTGTCCGTGGGGCTACATACAGAATCCGTTCTGATGATACCCAAGGAAACACCCAGATCACTGAAGGCTTAAAGTCATTTGACTCTGATGGTTTTACTGTTGGTAACAACAATGGGGTTAATTATGACACTAAGGCTCAAATAGCATGGGCATGGAAAGCTGGAGGTGCGCCTAGTGGGACATTAGGAACTATTGATTCTACTACGACATCTGGTGCAGGAACAATTAGTTCATCCTCAGATAGTGGATATTCACTTATTTCTAATGCCACTAATGTTACCCAGTCCGTCAATCGTGATTCTGGGTTTAGTATCACAAAATTTACTGGTCATGATTCTGGTTGTGCATTCCCTCATAATCTTGGGGATACTCCAGCTTTTCTTGTCATAAAATCCCTAGTAAATAGCGGAACAACGGATGGATGGTATGCTTGGCATCAAAATCAAGGCACACTTACTGGAAACAGTTTATTTCTTAATACCAATGATGACTTAACAGCTAATAGTGGTGTTTTTTCAACTGCACCTTCAACTGTAATAACGACAGGCTCTGCCGATGGTTCTGGAGGATTTGCTGGTGCATTTATCTGCTACGCATTTAAAGCCGTGTCAGGCGTGAGTGCATTTGGGAGTTATAGTGGAACTGGAAGTGCAGGAAACAATAAGTCTATAGGTTTTGTCCCTTCTTTTCTGATGATTAAAAAAACAAATGGAGATGCAAGTTGGATGATGATGACTAATACGTTATTTGCTGGAACTACAACAACAAGCGGAGTTCATTACAATGATGCAGATCATCGAACACTTTATGCAGATTTAAGTGGGGCAGAAAGCTCTGGAACACACTCAAGTGTAAGAACATACGTTTCTGGGGGTAATAAAGGATTCGAGTTGTATTCCTCAAACACGGAAACAAATGCTTCAGGTGGTACTTACATCTACATGGCCTTTGCATAACAAACTATAAATATAAGAAACACATTCAGAGAAATCAATGGCATTTTCAAAAGTAACAGGAGCAGGAGTTGCAACAGATACCTTAAAGGCAGAAGACATAGCCGCTGATGCAATAGGAACTGCTGAACTAGCAAATGATGTTTCTATTAGTACATCGGGTAATATCGCAACAACTGGTTCAGGCACATTAACTGTAGCTGGGGCCTCTACTCATACAGGTACATCTCAATTAACAGGTGCAGTTACATTAGGAACTGGTAGTGGTTCTGGAGGTTCATGGACTCTTCCAACTTCAAGAGGAACAAACGATAAGTACGTTCTTCAAATCAATGGAACTACAGGTGTAGCTGGCTGGGCAGAATCTCTGACTGCTCCAAAAATTACTGGTATTTCTGGAAACTTAAACGCATACGAAGCACCTCTTACCCCTACAGGAACATGGAATGATAATAGTACATCAGTAACTTTAAGTTCTGGTACTGATGTAGTAGTTGGTGCAACTGTTACAGGGGTTGGAATTGCAAATGGAACTACTGTAGCAAATATCTCTGGAACCGCTCTTACACTTTCAACAAATTCAACTGCAGCTGGTGCTGCTGGATCTCCGTTAGTTATTTCTAAAACAGTAGCTGAGATAATGGGTGGTACTCTTACAATCACAGGAATTAATATTGGAATTAATACTGCTGATTTGACTGTGGTGATACAAAGGTCAGATGGAACTAAAGTTACAACTGCATCTAGAATTAATTCTGCTAGTGGAACTTCTTGTGAAGCACAATGGTTTGGTAATGAGTCAAATTATGATACCTTTGGAAATAATGAAACCATCTATGTAAAAGTTACTAAGGCAGGACTTGGTTCAAACATATTAAGTTCTGGAAAAAAGTTTACAACTGACCCAAATATTACTTCAGAATTTGCAATTACACAATCGGGTGGAGTGGTTACAGTTGCACCTTCTGATACAACTTTAGGTTCTTATGGATCTGGTCAAGTTGCTGGTGGAGGTCAGGATTCTAATACAAAACTACTGCTGAATTTTGACCGCACTGGTGGAACGGACATTGAGGATTCCAGCAACGTGGGTGGCGATGGTCACAAAATAACGGCAAGCGGTAACGCAACCATCAAGGCATCACCTTTTGGGGATGGGAAGTCAGCGATCTTTTTTGATGGAAGTGATGATAGATTAACTATTCCGGCTTCTTCAGATTGGAATTTTAGTACAAGTGATTTCACGATTGAATGGTGGGCTTATGTACACACACAAGGAAATAATGACAGATTTTTTACAATAGGGGGTGATAATGTCTTATTTTGTCACCAAGAAACCAGCACCACAATTAGAGTAGCGACTCCAACTTACTTTGATAGCACTGTCAACTATAATGACAGTGGATGGCATCACTATGCTATAGTTAGACAAGGAACAACATTAAAATTTTATTTTGATGGGATATATAAGTCTTCTAAGACTGATTATTCTTCTAGTGTAGACTATAGTGGTAATCCTATTTATATCGGAGCAAACTCATCGGGAGGGTGGCCTTTTCATGGTTACATGGATGAGTTTAGGATCGTCGTAGGCACTGCCGTTTACACAGGCGATTTCGATGTCCCAACCAGCCGACTAACAGCAATTACGAATACAAAGTTGCTGATTCATAGTAATCAGGTTGCTGATAGCTCAGATTTTAATCATCCAGTAACTCTTTATGATAATGCTATTCCTAAAATGATAGGGGATTATAGTGCTTGGAGGTTTGACGGGGCTTCTGACCGCATATCTTTTCCTCAATATTCAAATGCATTTAATTTAGGAACTGGAGCATTCACAGTAGAGGCATACATCCACTTTATTAATCTTCCTACTACATCTGGTAGTGGGAGGTTTCATCCTTTTTATAGAATTGGAGGAACTGGTGGAAACAATCTTAATTTAGTTGACCTTATGAATGATAGTGGAACTTACAAACTCCGATATCATGATGATGACACGGGATCTGTTTCTGTAAATTGGAGTACCCCATCTACTGGCACTTGGTATCATTTCGCAGTGACTAGAAATGGTGCTGAAGTTAAATTTTACATTGATGGTTCACAAGTAGGAAGCACACAGACAATTAATGCCTCCACGCCCGTTGATGCAGAAGCAGGAGTATTCCAGATTGGTGGTGACTCATTAGATAGTCGCTGGTTTGACGGATACATTCAGAATTTTAGATTAACATCGATGTTAGTCTACACAGCTAATTTTACGAAACCAACTCAGTCAGTTTTATCAACAAAAACTTGGTCAGCTAGTAGCCCAGCAGGATACACTGCAAGCGAAATTACTTCAGGTGTAGTAGTGGCAAACACTACATCATCCAATGTTAAACTTTTAGTAAATGGAGATGGTACAAAGTTTGACGATAGTGCTACCTCTGACCACACCATAACCCCAACAGGCTCATACCACTCACAAGGCCACGGAGGAATCGCCCCTGCGATGACTTGGCCCGCAAGCCAGAAGGCAACTGGAAGTGCTGGGGCTTATTTTGATGGAGACACTTCACATGATGGGGATCGTATAAATGTATCACCATCTCCAGCTTGTATGCATACAAATGCAAAAAATACAACTGTTGAATTTTGGTTTTATTGTACTGGATCTGGATCTCGGATGTCTTTATTCAGGTCAGAAAGGTTTGATCATGGTCAAATTGGAAAGAATTTTCTCTTTGAAATAAACGCCTCTGGTACTTTGAAAGGGTGGTTATTAGATGCCAAGTCCTATGCTTATGCGACATCACCCTATTCTGTTTATACAGTTGCAGATTTTCAAACAACTTTCCCAAATAATCAATGGCATCACTTTGCCTTCACACATACAGGAAGTTCTGGTGGTGTTGCAAAAGTTTATGTAAATGGGAAATATGTTGCTCCAGATGCAGCTACAGGTTCCCTTTGGACAGGTCGGTTAATAAATGAATCAGGACATGATTTATGCTTTGGAGGTGGAGAAAGTGGAAGTGACACAAACGTAGGATCTTTCAAAGGCTATTTAGAAGGAATAAGAGTTTCAGATTCTATCCGATACACAGGAACATCTACTTCTGAATGGGGTAACTATGACCAACCCACCAAAATCTACGGAGCCTATGGCTCAGAAACTCCAAGTGTAGGAACCATTACTCTGACAGCAACTCCCTCTACAACTTCAACTACAGGGACTCTTGCTAATACTTCCACAGCTGTTACAGATATAACAACTTCTAATATTAGAGTTGGTGATAAAGTAACAGGAACAGGTATTTCTGGAAGTGGAACAACTACAGTTGCAAGTATTACAACTGAAAGTTCTGCTGATGATGGAGTTTTAGTTCTCAGTCAAAATACAACTGGTTCTGCCGCTGGTTCTCAGACTCTTACATTCACTCCAGAGATTGCATTCTCAGAACAAGGAAGTTCCCTTCCTGCCGGATTGAGTGGAAACTTAGCAGATGGTGGAGCAGGAGCAAATACTGCAACCATTACTGGAACCATGACAGGTACAGCTGGAACTGCAACTAATGTTCGTATTAGAATGCAAGCAAATGGAGATGCTGCTAGAATTTCAGAGATTAATGAGAGTTCTGGAGTAGGGGCACTTCAGATAACTAAGTTAGAATCTGGAAATCCTACTTTGTTCAACGCACGGAGGTATGTTGGTATTTCTGCCAGTAACAATAGTGTAACAAATCAAGAAATTTTAGGTTTTGGATATCAGCCAGACCTCCTGTGGTTTAAGAACAGGGACGTTGCTAGGAACCACCTACTAATGGATTCTGTCCGTGGGGATAATAACTGGTTGCAATCACAAGCTAATACGGCAGCTTACGATGGTACTGACTTAGATGCAGAGTTTAGGAGTGATGGGTTTATTATAAAAAACGGTCATTCGTATTTTAATGAAAACGAAAAAGCGCATATAGCATGGGCATGGAAGGCTGGAGGTGCGCCTAGTGGTAATGGGAAAAAGATAGTTGATGGAACGGAATCAAATTTAACATCTGGGACTGATTATAGCGCAAGTGATTTTAGCGCAATACGTCAAAGTGTTAATACAAGTGGTAATTTTTCTATTACAACATACACAGCAAATGGTTCGACTGATGGTTGGTTTAAACACGGACTATCTGGAACACCAGATTGGGTAATAATAAAATGCACATCAGCTACATACCATTGGATAGTCTGGCACTCAGGTTTAAATAGTGGTTCAAGCACAAACGCATCAGATTATATTCAATTAAATGCCAACACTCAAAAAGGATATTATGGAGGATCTGCTAACACCTCTATTGATCCGTGGGCAGGATCTGGCTACGGAATTACATCAGATAAAATAAATTTGAATTATGGTGGTGTGGTATTAGAAAGTGGTCAAAGTTATGTCTGCTACGCATTTAAAGCCGTGTCAGGCGTGAGTGCGTTTGGGACTTACGAAGGAACGGCTTCGGATGTGACTGTTAGCGATATGGGATTTCTACCTAAATGTGTAATGATTAAAAATATTGATTCTGTCGGACATTGGTGTGTATTTGACTCATTCAGAGATGTGGAAGATGAAATTACAACCCCTCTTTTTGCAAACATTACTGATTATGAGCAATCTTACTCTTCTTATGGAATTAGATTTACTGCAACTGGATTCACACTTGATTCTGGTACTTCAACTGTGGCAATGAATACTAGTGGTGACACCTACATCTACATGGCCTTTGCATGAGTGGCGGATGGCGGAAACATGACGGATAACAAGGATTGAACTATGAGTGGACATCATCCTAATCCAGCGGATCAATATTATAACTACCCTACAACAATCAACACAACGGAGGCTATGCCTGACTTATATCAAATGGTGATGGACCTGGGCATACCTGCCTGTGTAATCATTGCCGCATTCTGGTTCATTAGATACCAAAGTGAACTAGCAAAAAAGGAACGTGAAGAGTTCTGGATAGCATTCGCCTAAATCTCACCTCTAATCGTCAACCCTTATAAATATTTAAACATTTATGAGGGTTAAACATGGCGGTCATTTCAAATATATTCATTGATGCAGGAGCAGACTTCACGACTACTGTAACAGTTACAGATAGTACAGGGAGTGCTGTAAACCTTTCTGGTTATACTCACGCAGCTCAAATTCGTAAAACTTACGAATCTTCTTCTGCAACTGTAGCGTTTACAACTACGACTACAGAAGCTTCAGCAGGACAATTCACTCTTGCACTTTCCAATACACAAACGGCAGCTATACCTCATGGTCGATACGTTTATGATGCAGTTATAACTCAAACTTCTGGTGGAACCAAGACCAGAGTTGTTGAAGGTATCGTAACAATTAATCCAAGGGTAACTCAGTAATGCCAGTTAATGCAACTTTATCATCGCCTGGATCTATTTCAGGAACAACTACAACTGCAAGTGAAGTAGCCGCATCTACTCAGGTTGGTGCTCCAGTACCTCAAGTTACACGAATGGCGGTTGAGGGCATTCAGGGTGCAGATGGAGATATGTCCTTTGCAGGAACTTGGAGTTCTGCGACTACCTATGTAGTGAATCAAGTTGTATATTATGATGGAAGTTCTTATATTTGTATACAAGGAAATTCGGATCTCAGACCAGATCAAAATACATCTCAGTGGAGTGTAATAGTATCCAAGGGAGATGTTGGATCTACAGGTGCAACTGGAACAGCTGGGTCTACAGGAGCAACAGGAGCAGTTGGACCCGCTGGACCAAGGGGTGAAAAAGGAGATTCTGGTGCAACTGGTGCTCAAGGAGCTCAGGGCCCAGCTGGTGCAGATGGACAAGATGGAACATCAGTAACAGGACCGGCTGGACCTCAAGGACCAGCAGGATCGGACGGAGCGCCAGGATCGCCAGGTGCAACTGGTGCTCAAGGAGCTCAGGGACCAGAAGGACCACAAGGAGATTCTGGAGCTCAGGGACCAGAAGGAGATACTGGTCCAACTGGAGCTACAGGACCACAAGGACCAGCAGGAGCAGATGGAGCCACTGGACCACAAGGACCAGCAGGACCAACTGGAGCTGCTGGTGCAGATGGAAATGATGGAACAGATGGAGCCGCAGGGCCAACAGGACCACAAGGACAAATTGGTTTAACTGGTCCAACAGGACCAAAAGGAGATACAGGAGCAACTGGAACACAAGGACCACAAGGAGATACTGGTGCAACGGGGCCCGCAGGACCAGCTGGACCGGCAGGGGCCGATGGTGAAGACGGACAGCCTGGAACAACTGGAGTTCAAGGACCACAAGGTGCAACTGGACCCGCTGGTGCTGATGGAGTAGATGCAACAATTCAAATTCTTACAACAATCACAGGTGGAGAAGGTACTGATGCATCTGTCGCACAAACAGGCACACCAAATCAAACGAGTTTACAGTTTACAATACCTAGAGGGAATAGAGGAGTAGATGGCGCTCAAGGATCAGCTGCTACAGTCTCAGTAGGTTCAGTCACTACAAGTTTACCTGGCACAGATGCAGAAGTTACTAATTCTGGAAATTCTACAACTGCAACTTTAGATTTCACAATACCAAGAGGTGCAACTGGAGCAACTGGTGAGATAACTTGGAAAGGTGGATGGTCAAATACTACAGTATATGGATTAAATGAAGCTGTTTATTATAATGGATCTTCATATATTGCAGTTGCAACAAGTCAAAATGTAACGCCAGGAACGGACAATACAAAATGGAATATTATGGCAGCTGCTGGTGCTGAAGGTGGAGCAATTAGTTCAATGTCAGACACAAGTATTGCTTCAACAATACCAGATAATTCTCTTTTAATATATCAAAATTCTTCATCCAAATGGAAGGATCAACAACCATTCGGTACAACTTATGGTGATGTTTCTATCAGTGGAGGACATTTTTAAGGATAAACAATGGCAACAGTAATTCAAATAAAAAGACCAAGTTCAGGAACTTCTGATACTGCACCTACCTCTTCTAATATAACAAATGCAGAGTTGGCGTATGTCTATGGAACTGCATCACAAACAAATGGTGGTCAACGACTTTACATAGGTAATGCAGCTGGAAACGGAGTTCATATTATTGGTGGTGAATATTTCACACAATTGCTTGATCATGCGCCAGGTACTCTTACTAATGGTTCGGCTTTGATTGCAAATGCAAGTGGTCAAATAAATGAACTTAAAGTGGGTGTCACAAGTAGTGCTGGTAAAGTTGATTTTCTTGAGGGAGATGGTGGAACCTCAAGGGTTAGAATACAAGCACCAAATGCACTAACATCAGATGTTACATTGACTTTACCAGTTGATGATGGAACAACAGATCAATTTCTTCAGACCAATGGTTCTGGGGTTATGTCATGGGCAACTGTAACTTCTTCTTTCAATCTTGCAGCCGATTCAGGAACTACTAGTTCTTTTGATACAGGTGATACACTTACTTTTAATGGTACTGACCCAATTGATACACTAGTGAGTGGTGACTCAATTTCAATTTCAATAGATGATGCAAGTACAACCGCAAAGGGAGCTGCTTCGTTTTCGTCAAATGATTTTTCAGTTACAGGTGGTGATGTAACTATAAAAGTATTGGGTGTTACAAATGCACAACTCGCAGGGTCGATAGCAAATGCAAAATTAGCATTCAGTGCAATTACAATAGGTTCTACTAGTACTTCATTAGGTGGAACATCAACAGCTATTGCAGGAGTGACACAACTCACAGTTGATAATGTTGATATTAATGGAAACACAATTAGTACTACAGATACAGATGGAAACCTTGTTCTTGACCCAAATGGAACTGGTGCTATCAATGCTAGTAATTCAAAAATAATTAATGTCACAGATCCAACTCAAGCACAGGATGCTGCTACTAAATCGTATGTTGATGCCACTAAGTCGGGATTAGATGTTAAAGATTCTGTTAGAATTGCAACTACAGCTGCTCTGGATACAGTTACATATTCACAATCAACTGGAACATTAACAAGGTCAGGAAATGGTTCTATTAACTCTTCTGCTGGAATGGGACAAAGTGTAACTCTAACTGCAAATGATAGAGTTCTGGTTAAAAATCAAGCAGAAGCAAGACAAAATGGTATCTATACAGTCACTACAGTAGGTTCTGGAAGTGCTACTTTTGTATTAACAAGGGCAACTGATTGTGATGCCACCTCAGAGTTTACAGGTGGAACATTTACTTTTGTTGAAGAAGGAACAAATGCAGAAAATGGTTATGTATTTACACATAATGGAACTCCAACATTAACAGATGGAACATTATCAAATAATACAGAATTACCAGTTTCTCAATTTTCAGGTGCAGGACAAATTACAGCTGGAACTGGTCTTACAAAATCTGGAAATACTATAAATGTAGTTGGGGGAACTACTATTGATGCTGATGCAAATGCAATTCATGTAAATTCATCTGGAACTGCAAATCAAATTCTTCTTTCTGCTGGAACAGTAGGAAACGAAGCGACTTGGGGATCTTTACCTTTAGGAAATTCAAATGCAGTCTCAGGAACACTTGCAGTTGGAACAGGTGGAACAGGACTAGCATCGTTTACTGCTGGAGATATGGTATATGCATCTGGAACAACTACAATTGCAACATTAGCAAAAGGAACTGCAAGTCAATTTTTGGTAATGAATAGTGGTGCAACAGCTCCTGAATGGACTTCAACCATTGATGGTGGATCATTCTAATGGCAGTAGCTATACGACATAAACGTAGTACAACTTCAGGGGATACTCCTGCTAATGGTGATTTAGCTACAGGTGAAATAGGAATTAATCTTGCTGACCTTAAAATGTGGGTTGGGGATTCTAATGGAATTGCACAAAAAATAGGTGGTGAAGATGTTGCTGCTACTTTGGATTTCACTACTGCTGGTGGAGCCTTACAGGGTATATCGGTGACAGGGTTCAAGATGAACTTTACCAAAGCAGATGGAACATTAACTACATATAATATATTCCAACAAATGATGTTATTTTCATTATTTCAAGGACACTTTATATCGAAAGCTAATCATCAAGTTCATACTCATTCTCATGGTATTACATGGGATGATGATGGTGGAAACACAGGTGTACCTAATTAAGATAAGTTATGGCAGATAAAACTCCACTAAAAGGACTATTTGACGGATCTGGAAATGTAACAGGTCTTGCAGAACTACAATCATCAGCGGGTGATACTATTGGAGTCGTTCATGGAGGAACTGGACTAGCAACTATCACTGCAAATAAGATACTCACAGGTAATGGAACCACTGCAATGTCAGTGGAGGCAGATCTTACTTTTGATGGTTCTACAAATACTCTGACTACACCGAATGTAAATATCTCAACAGCTGCGACACTTGCATCTGCAAAGGTTTCAGATCTGACAGACAATCGGGTGGTGGTCGCAGGAACGGCAGGGGAACTTGAGGATAGTTCAAATTTAACATTTGATGGAGCTACTCTTGCAGTTACAGGAGATATGACTCTCTCAGGTAACTTGACAGTCCAAGGTAATTTCACAGAGACAGTTAAGATTGCAACTGAAGATCCTATTTTGGCATTAAATACAGGAGTAGGATCTGGTGTCGCAAGTACTTTTGATTCTGGATTCGTTACAGAAAGAGGTTCTAGTACTAATGTTGCGTTTATATGGGATGAGAGTGAGGATCTTTTTAATTTTATAACTACTACAGATACAGGAGTGGTTTCTGGAAATATAAATGTATCTGCACAAGCTGACATTAAAGCAGGAAATATAACATCAACTGGAAACCTTGCAATTGCAGGGACACTCACAGGGGTTACAAATTTAGGACTTTCAGGAAATTTGCAATTTGATTCAGGACAAGTAATAGATGGAGTTTTGGTTGATGCGGCCGGAGCAACCTCTGCATTTACATCTGCATCTGCAAGTGAAACAAAATTGGTCACAGAGGCCGCAGTAAAAACTCATGTCAGTGCCCAGGCATCAGCATTCGCAATCGCATTAGGATAGAATATGGCTACACCAACAACAAAAGACACACTTAAAGAATACTGTCTCAGGTCACTAGGGAAACCAGTTATTGAGGTCAATGTTGATCCAGATCAATGTGATGATAGAATAGATGAAGCTCTTCAATATTTTGCAGAGTATCACATGGATGGAGTTGAGAGAGTCTACTTAAAACATAAAATAACTTCAACTCAAAAGACTAGATCTCAAACAAATTCATCTGCAAATGTTACAGATACAGTAGATAATACTGGTGGTGCATACGCTTGGGAAGAACAGAAAGTATGGATTCCAATTCCAACATCAGTTGTTTCAATACTTAGAGTATTACCTCTCACGGATAGCTCTACAGTTCCTATGTTTGATATGAAATATCAAATGAGACTGAATGATCTTTGGGACTTCACTAGCACATCTATGATTAACTATCAGATGTTGCAAGAACATTTAGATCTTATAGATCATTTATTGACAGGTGAACATCCTATTCGTTATAATGTACATCAAAATAGATTGTATATAGATCAAGATTGGACAGCCGTTCAAGAAGATCAATATATTATAATTGAATGTTATCGAAAACTTGATCCAACTACATATACAGATGTTTATAATGATATGTTCTTGAAGAAGTATGCAACGGCACTTATCAAAAAACAATGGGGTGCCAACTTGATCAAGTTTCAAGGAGTTCAAATGTTAGGGGGAGTCCAGATGAACGGAGAAATAATTTATCAACAGGCTGATGAGGAGATAAAGCTATTAGAAGAACAAATGCTTAATGGATTTGGTTTACCTGCTGATATGATGATAGGATAATATGCCAACAAATGTATATTTCGATTCTGGAACAACTGCTGAACAGAGGCTATACGAAAATCTTATCATTGAGCAACTCAGAGCTTTTGGTCATGATGTTTATTATCTTCCTAGAAAGCTGGTAAACGAAGACACTCTGTTTGGTGAAGATAGGTTATCTTCTTTCAATGATGCATATATCATAGAGATGTATCTAGATAACATTGAAGGATTTGAGGGACAGAAAGAAATGATGACACGTTTCGGTCTGGATATGCAGGACGAAGCGACATGGGTAGTTTCAAAGAGAAGGTTTGAACAGTTAATTAGTACTGATCAAAATCTTATAGTCAGTACACGCCCGAATGAAGGGGATCTGATCTATTTTCCTAAGGCTAAGAAACTCTTTGAAATTTCCTTTGTGGATCATGATGATCCATTTTATCAGATAAACAACCTTCCTGTATTCAAGATGAGGTGCAGAACCTTTGAATACAGTAGTGAAGGATTTGCAACTGGTATCTCTGCGATTGATGCAATAGAAACATCAGAAACATTAGATGCATTGGGATATCAGTTTGTTTTAGAATCGGGTACGGATTCTGGAACTAACTATTTAATAACAGAGGATGGTGATTTTATCGTTCAAGAAGAACTCTTAATTGATACGATAGATCCATCAGCTGATAACATTTTCTTTGAAACACAAGGTGATTCGATACTTGATTTTACAGAAATTAACCCCTTTGGTGAGGTAACATAATGCTTGGAAATACATTCTACCATGAGACAGTCAGAAAGGTTGTTATTGGATTTGGAACACTTTTTAATAATATTCATATTACGAGAAAAGATAGTTCTGGTAACGTACAACAATCTATGAAGGTTCCTTTGGCTTTCGGACCCAAACAGAAATTTCTGGTTCGTTTGCGAGAAGATCCAAATATTGCAAAATCGGTTGCAATAACACTTCCTAGAATTGGATTTGAGATTGGTGCAATTTCATACGATCCAGTAAGGAAATTGAATAAGATACAGAAGGTCAAAAAGCCTGGATCATCTGGGAATAAGGTGGACACTCAATATATGCCTGTTCCTTATAATATTGATTTTGAACTTTATGCAATGTCAAAGAACAGTGATGATGCATTGCAAATCGTTGAGCAAATACTTCCGTATTTTCAACCAGAATATACGATCACTATCAACGACATTGTTCAAATGAGTAATAAGAGAGATGTTCCTATTATATTGACAGGAATTTCTTATGAGGATAATTACGAAGGAGAATTTACAGAAAGACGAGCGATTATCTATACTCTATCTTTTACTGCAAAGGCTTATTTGTATGGTCCTGTAATCTCTGGTCAGGTTGTCACTAAAGTTCAGGTTGATCAATTTGCAGATTCCTCATCAGCTGCACCTAAAAGGGAACAGAGATATACAGTTACACCCGATCCTGTTACTTCTGATTTTGATGATGATTTTGGATTTAATGAAACGAGTTCATTCTTTACGGATGCAAAAACATTTAACCCAGAAACGGGGCAAGACGAATAGGTAAACTATGGCAAAACAAACAGTAGGATTAGGTTCCTCAGCAAATGATGGTACAGGAGATACCCTAAGATCTGGTGGAACCAAAATCAACGCAAATTTTAACGAAATTTATGCAGAATTTGGAGATGGTACAGATCTCTCTAATGCGAATACTTCAGGGGATATACTAGTTGCAGACGGAACTAAGTTTGTAAACAGAACCACATCTGGTGATATTAACATTACTAATACAGGTGCAATCAATCTGAGAGGAAATGAACTATTAGTCGGGGCTGGTTCTGCACCAGGCACCACAACGAATAAACTTTATAATGTGGGTGGGACTTTATATTGGAATGGAAATACTGTTGGTGTTTCTGGTGGAGGAAATATGTCATCCTTTACACTTGCTGGTCAAGCTGGGTCTGGACAAAGTATTACAGATGGTAATACTCTTACAGTTGCAGGAGGAACAGGTATTACTACAACCACTGCATCGGGAACCGATACTGTTACTATTAATGCAGAAGTTTCTTTAGCAGGAACTCAGACACTTGAAAATAAGACTCTGACAACTCCAGTTATAGTATCACTAAAACAGTCAGGTAGTAATACTTTGACAATGCCTGCTGCAACGGATACTCTGATAGGTAAAGCAACAACAGACACTCTTACCAACAAAACAATTGATGCAGATGGTACTGGAAATAGTATAACAAATATTGAGGATGCAAATATTAAGGCCTCAGCTGCGATTGCACAAACAAAACTTAGTCTTGCAGTCACGACTTCAGAAATTGCAGCTGGAACTCTAGTAACACAATCTGAAACCATTGCATCAAACAATAATGATACAACAATTCCAACATCAGCTGCTGTAAAGGCTTATACAGATTCAGCAGTACAAGTTAATTATGTAACGATGTCAGTTACAGTTGCAGATGATGGCTCTGGTTCTCAAAATGTATTTGTAATAGACGGAACTGCAATTAAATCTAATACTCATGTACGAAATGTTTTACATCTACAAAAGGGAACAAAATATAGGTTTGATCAGTCAAATTCTTCTAACAGTACACATATTCTTGCATTTTCAACAACGGCTGATGGAACTTGGAATTCTGGAACGGCATATACTAGTGGTGTAACGACAACTGGTACGCCAGGGTCAGCTGGAGCATACACTGAGATAGAAGTAAAACAGGATGCACCAGATATTCTTTTCATTTATTGTACTGCTCATGCAGGAATGGGTGGAGGTTCTAGTTCTCAAAAATGTCCTATTTACACGACAGATCATGGTGGATGGTGTGCTATTATAGGAAATCGAACAGCATCTCATGGAGAGAGACTTATAGTAGATTCTGCAGCCGCATCGAGAACCATTACTCTTCCTGCAAATCCATCATTTGGAAATTGGGTAAGAATCATAGATGGGTCTGGAAATACAGCAACTAATGCAATGACAGTTGCAAGAAATGGAACCAATATAAATGGAAATGCAGCTGATATGACAGTAAATACTAATAGAGCTGGATTTGGGTTAGTTTATTATGAAGCAACAAATGGATGGATCTTAATGGAGGTATAAAAATATGTCACATTCAGCATATAAAAATTATAAGGTTGACTATCATACCGAAAAGAGAGTTAAACTCACAGGAGATAGATATACCGATACAGAATCAAATGAAACAATTTTGGTTAGGACTGATTCTACAATAAAAGGAGTAACAGGAACGGATCAACATAAATTGGGTGTTCATATTGCACTTCCTGCTAATCCTGTAGATGGAGATGAAGTTGTTATGAAGGATATTGGAAATCAGACTAGTAAAACAAATGAAATTGCGATTACTGCTAGTCATAATATAGATAATCAGACAGTTAATCCAAGTAGTGCCAATCCTAATCCAAAATGGCCAGACGGAAATGAAACTAGTCAATATTTTGATAATCAAAAATCCATACTTATTAAAAATCGTGGGGGTAGATTTGGTGAAGTTAAATTCATGTATGATTCTACAAATCAACGATGGAATTCTACTTTGGGAGGAACTGGAGCTCATATACACAATAATGCAAGATTGAGGCTTTCTTCTTCAAATTTGAGTACAGAATTTGGTGGATATTTAGATACAAAATTGATAGATACTATGCCTGCTTGGTGGATAGATCCTAGTTCTCAAGCTGATGGCCAGTCTGGTAATGTGAATGGTGCAGAGGCTGATGCATGGTGTGTCCCAACTGCAATGGCAAATTGGGTTGGTTATTTTAAAGCGAAAAAATCTGGTTCTTTTTCTAGTGTTTCTATATGGCCTTTGACAACTGCAATAGGTACAAATACTTGGCATAGTCATCAGTTTCAAAATACTGGACGAGCAGATAGTTCTGGTGCAAATTCAACATATGCATATAATACCGCAAGTGGTTCTTTGACTGATATTGGTTGGTATTTGAATACCAACAATGGGGGAGCCAAGGATGCAACTTTATCAACAGTTGCGACTGATGGTACGGCTGGGACTGCATTTACAGGTACACCTATTGCAGATTTTTATATTGGGTTTAAACAATTTATGCTTAAGGCTGGATATACTTCTGCATCATTAGATTCTGCGATGGGTCTTGCATGGAATCAAGATACTTCTGTTTGGACTTCTCCCCCAGCAGGAACTGGTGCAGCTTCAAAGGGTTGGTTAGAGGGTTCACCAACAACTGCATGGAGTAATATTAAAGCAGAATTAGATGCAAATAGACCATTTATTGCATCATGGGCTCATTGGGATTTAAAGAGATATCAATATGACAAGGCAGGAACTACTACAACAATAGCTCCACTTGCACCAGAAACAATGGGAACGGATGCAAGTGGTAATATACAATTAACAAATTTTCCAATTTCATTTTATGAGTGGGCAAGTGCAAATGGTGCATATTCTGGTGGTGATGCTTCTCCTAATGGAGAAGGTGCTCCGAATTATGATGCAAGTTCACCAACCTCAACAATAGGACATACTGTTCTGGTAGTTGGATATGTTCATGTTAAAAATGGATTTACAGGTACAAATTCAAGTAAGTATCATAATTTAGGTTTTGGAGATGGAGGTAATTATACAAATCAAGTATTTACTCCTGCTTCAGCTGCAGATAAAGAATCAGTATATTTACTTGTATTAGATGATTGGAAAGTAACAGGACAATATGCAACTAATATAGGGTCTAATAATACAGAACATGGTGTAAATGGAACTGGAGCAACAACTCCTACTCTTGGGGGTGGGTTAGATACTATTAGACACATTAAAGCAATTCCTATTGCCAGAACTGGAAATTGGACTCAAGCTGGAGGTGGTGGTTTGAATAAACTTCTTGCATCTTTATTTATTGATTGGTCGCAGATAACATCATAATGGTATGGAAAAAATTGATGAACTCTTGGGTATTGCAGAAAAGGCAGTAGCCACCACAACTGTCCCTGCAATCCCAAGGGTACAGACTACGGATGAAGACAACGATGACTTCAAATATAGTCGGGAAAATCTTTATCATATAATTGAACGAGGTCAGGATGCACTTGATGGAATTCTTCAGGTTGCAAAAGAGACTGACCATCCTAGAGCCTACGAGGTCGCAGGACAGTTGTTGAAGACTAACGCAGAAAATACTGAAAAGTTGGTCAATCTACAAACAACCAAGAAAAAGGTGAGAGAATCCTCTGGACCTAAGAATGTGACCAATGCACTCTTTGTCGGGTCCACGGCAGAACTCCAAAAGCTTATAAAGGGAAAATGAAAACATACAAAGAATTTATCAAAGAATACGATGATAGGACTGATAGGTATGTTGCCGATGAGATCAAGCGAAGGAAACTTGCAAGGATTACTGTCAATGCAACTGATGATCGAAAGATGATAAAAGGTAAGGCTGACTTTACTATGGGTCATCATACTGGAAGTTCAACCATTCATGTGTATCTGAGAAAGATGCCAGGTTCTACAAAAGGAGTAGTTGCTTATAACTACGAAATAAAGTTAGATTGATGAGAACCTTCAAAGAACAGATGATGTGGCAACAGAGTCTTTCTACGAGACTCTTTGATGTTGCACAGGGATCTTCTATAGGTTTCAATGCATTTTGGATGCCATTGTCTAGTTCAATAATGAAAAGGATTTGGCCCAAAGAAGTTCGAGCTACTGTTTTCCATGTGACAAACGAACTTGGGTATCGAAATATTAAAAAGATGCAGGGTAAGAAAGCTGGTATTTCAGCATTCTTTGAGATGAGGCCTAATTATTTTGGACAGGGTATACAGACAAGTGGTGGGGTGGTACTAGAGTTAGATGCAAATATCCTTGGTGCGTTCAATCAAGATGTAATGAGTGCCCCAGACACTTCAGGAAGACGCTGGGTGCAATTAGAATTTATGAAGGGTAGGTTTGGTGAGAAGGATCTTAGTAAGTATCAAAAAGGATTGCAGGATTTAGTAGGAGAATTATTAAACAAATACTGGCAAAAGGTTATGAATGTGTCCAGTACCCCTAGATTTCAGAAAGGTAGATATTATATTCATTGGATGAATCTTGGAATGAAGGCTAGAGAAAATGATAAGAAAACCCTTCATTTGATTATTAAAGATTATTTGGATGGAGTTGAATCAATCTATAAAAAGAATGCAAACCATCTCAGAGGAATGTTGACAAATTATTTGAATCTGAGGAGAACTGAAGAGGCTTGGGATGAGATTGTAGTAAATAATTTTAAAATCAAAAAGGTCTTTGGTATAGATGACAGTGATAATTGGAGCCCTGATGATGAGATTGTTGCATACGGACAGAATTTCTTGCTTAATGACTTTAAGGATGAAGTAACAAAAGATAAATTGAAGTTTCAACCAATTTCTAGAAATAATTTGGAACAGTATATTAGAGATGTTGCAAAGAAAGACGCTGGTGAGGCGAAGAAGAAATCTAACCCAGCAGATGATTTGGCAAAACGACAAGCAGAGGTCTTGAAAGCATTAGGTAAAAAATGAAAACATTTAAAGAATATTGGGATAGTAAAGTTTCACTGGTGCAGATCAATTCTTATCTGAAGGGATTGAATAAAATGTTATCTGTTGCTGATGTTATTCAACATCTCAAAAAACATTTTGGTCTTAAATCAGTTAAAATGGATCGAAATGGAACTAAGGTTCTTGCAATAGAATCTGCAAAACGAGACTATAAAGCAGAATACAAGAAGTTTCAATCATCTCCTGAGAGAATAAAATATCGAGCGGCTCTTGTAAAGTTTAATCGTGATAAAGGAACTTACGGAAATGGTGATGGAAAAGATGCTTCTCATAAAGGAGGGAAGATTGTCGGATTTGAAGATGAGTCTAAAAATCGAGGTCGAGCAGAGGCCAGTAGACTCAAAGGTTCCACTAGAAAAGAAAGTCTACTCAGAAAATTGAGAAGATCTAATTCTAGAAAAATGAAAATTCGATCTGTAGGTGCTACAGTCGGAGTGAGAGGATAAACGATCTAAATAACAATAGAGAGGATGTTAAAATCATTTAAATCTTTTATCTCAGAAAATGTATTACGGCAGGGTAGTTTGTCTTCTATGCTATTTAATTTTAGAAGACATTCAGTTGATGATGTGAAGATACCATTAGGTTCATCAATAATTGAAAGATTATGGCCTGATAAAATACGTTCTAAGGTATTTCATATTACCGATGAGAGTGGTATAGACCAACTAAGAAAGATGCAGAAATCAAAAAAATCAATATCTGCATTTTTTAATATGGATAGTTATTTTTTAGAGTCAGGTATTCAGACTGATGGTGGTTTTGTTGCAGAATTAACTGGTGACATTCTTGTGGCTGGACCAGATGACCTTAATACTATAGTAGATAACTCTGGCAGAAGATATATGTCATTTCAAACGCTTAGACAAGGTATTGATGGTGGAGGATTAGGTGGTGGTAAAAAATTGGTAGGAATGAAAAGAGATTTAATTAGTATGTTTAAACGACTTGTTAATGAGTATGATGAATGGATAGAGCCAGATCCCATTTTAGGGAGTGTAAAAGACATAAAGAAAGATCCATTCCATGCATGGGAAATGATTGGTACTAATATTAACTCACAAAGGCCCAAGACACGAGGTTTCGCATTTAGAATGGCCATTAAAGATTATCTTGATGGAATAGAGAAAGTGATGAAGAAAAATTCTAAAGTTCTACAATCGTTGTTTTATGATTATGCAATGAATAGGACATTTAGATATGAAAAGGGTAAAGAACAATCACAATGGGATGAAATAGTGGTAAATAATTTTGTAGTTAATAAAGTACACGTTACTCCTGCATATTCTCATAGTTATGAGGATGGCGATACTATTCATGGATTTCCTATTATGCGATATGATGATATATGGAACTTAGAAAGATATATTCAAAAGACAACTAAAATAAAAAATGTCTGATAATGTATATCTTGGGAATCCCAATCTCAAGAGAGCGAATGTCCAAATCGAGTTTACGCAGGAACAAATTGTTGAGTATGCTCGATGTCAGGATGACCCTGCATACTTCATCGAAAACTATATTAAGATAGTAAGTATTGATGAAGGCCTTGTTCCATTTAATCTCTATCCTTTTCAAAGAGACATGGTTCAAACCTTTCATACCAATCGTTTCTCTATCTGTAAACTCCCAAGACAATCTGGTAAATCCACAACGATTATTGCATATCTGCTGCATTATTGTCTGTTTAATCCTACAGTTAATGTGGCCATTTTGGCTAATAAAGCCGCAGTCGCAAGGGATCTCTTAGGAAGGCTACAACTCGCATACGAGCATCTACCAAAGTGGTTGCAACAAGGGGTGATGACTTGGAACAAGGGATCTCTTGAACTGGAAAATGGCTCCAAGATTCTTGCAAGTGCAACATCCTCAAGTGCAGTCAGAGGTGGTTCTTACAACATCATTTTTCTTGATGAGTTTGCCTACGTTCCTAATAACATAGCCGAACAGTTTTTCAGTTCAGTCTATCCTACAATTTCCTCTGGTAAAACATCCAAGGTCATGATGGTAAGTACTCCACATGGAATGAATATGTTTTACAAGATGTGGAATGATGCTGAGAATGGTAGAAATTCTTATATTCCTATTGAGGTACATTGGAGTGAGGTGCCTGGGAGAGATGAGAAGTGGAAACAAGAAACTATCAAGAACACAAGTGAACAACAGTTCAACGTGGAGTTTGAATGTGAGTTTCTTGGGTCCGTAAATACCCTCATACATCCCTCAAAACTCCGAGCATTGACTCATAGAGAGCCTTTGAAGGTTAATGCAGGGTTGAAAGTCTATGAAAATCCACTTCCAGAACATTCTTATGTTCTAATTGCAGATGTATCAAGAGGTATTAATAGTGATTATTCTGCATTTACAGTAATGGATGTTTCAGATATACCTTATAGACAGGTTGCAGTTTATAGGGATAATGAAATAAAACCTATGAATTTTCCTACCATTATTCATAAATTAGCAAATGCATATAATTTAGCCTATGTCTTAACAGAGATCAATGATATTGGAGGACAGGTTGCAGATGCACTTCAGTTTGATTTAGAATATGATAATATGATTATGACTACTATGCATGGTCGAAATGGTCAAATTGCAGGAGGTGGTTTCTCTGGAAAGAAGGCACAGTTGGGTGTAAGAACAACTAAGGCCCTCAAGAAGGTTGGATGTTCTAATTTCAAGACCATGTTGGAGGGGGATAAGATTCTTATACAGGATTTTGATACCATTGTAGAATTGACCACTTTCATATCTAAAGGACAATCTTTTGAAGCTGATGAAGGTTCAACAGATGATCTTGCAATGTGTATGGTTCTGTTTGGTTGGTTATCCGATCAGACTTATTTTAAAGAATTGACTAACATGGATATTCGTCAACAACTCTGGAAAGAAAAAGAGGAACTAGTAGAACAGGACATGGCCCCTTTTGGATTTGTATTAGATGGAATTCATGATGAAGATGGTATACAAATAGGAGAATCTATAGACGAATATGGATCTACATTTTCTCCTGTAGTTCATTCAAATAAGGAATGGTTAGAGGATTGGTGAGAGTTCTATATCATTATCCAATTTACTTCTGCAATTCATACATACAATGATATTCTTTTGTATCCATTCCAGAATCGGTACTCTGAGTCCTTCTCTGAGTCCTTTCGATCTTGAAAAGATTCTGATTTTTTGATCGTCAGGGTGGAAGACAAGCGTACACGTTTCTGATTCCCCACAATATTTGCAATGTTTATCGGCAAGATATTCATTGATCCAAATCTCCCTTTTTCTACGAGCTTTCTTTACACCTTCTTTGATGGTATCTTTGTATTTCTCATAATGGGTCATAATAACATATTTATGTTATAAAAGACCCTTCTGAAAAACATCAAATGTCTAAATATAGGAGATAACACTTCTTATAGGAGTCAGGAATGGGTTTTCAAGTTTCGCCTGGAGTACAGGTAACAGAAAAAGACTTAACAAACGTAGTTCCTGCTGTTGCAACTTCAATTACTGGAATGGTGATGGCTGCAGCTAAAGGTCCATGTGACCAGATTACAGCTATCGCATCAGAAGAAGAACTCGTTTCAATTTTTGGGAAACCTAAAACAGATAACGCCGGCGATTGGATGGCCGGTGCAGCTTTTTTAGGTTATGCTAATTCTTTGAGAGTAGTTCGACCTTCCACTTCAACAATGAAGAATGCAGTCAGTTCTGGAACAGCGATTTTGATTAAGAATAACACCCACTATTCAGATGGTGATGGTACATCAAGTGGACCATATGATGGTGGGGAAGCAAATGTCGGTCAATGGGCCGCAAGAACAGCTGGAGCATGGGGAAATAGTTTAAAAGTTTCTATGTGTCCAAGTGCATCAGAGTTTGAAGAAACTTTCACTTCTGGTGCTGGAATTGTAGGTAATGGTCCAGCGCTTGGTGATACTACTATTGAACTTGCAAATGGTGGAGGTTCTGATGGAGATGGTGGTGCAAAATTTAATGTTGGTGATATTGTTCACTTTTTTGAAGCAGATGGTTCTGAATATAAAGTAACCGCTATTAGTACTGATATTTTAACTATCGAAAGATATGGCACTGCAAATACTGCTGGTGGAGTAAGGTCAGCTATTGCGAATGGAGCTGATGTTCGCAGACGATGGGAATATTATGATCAATTCGATAGTGCGCCTGGAACATCTGATTATGTGAAAGATCGTTCTAGTGTCAATACTGCTGATGAAATGCATATTATCATAATTGATGAAGATGGTTCAATAACAGGAACGCCAGGAGAGATTCTGGAAAAATGGAATGCAGTATCAAAATTGAGTGATGCTAAAACAGCTCAAGGTGCTGATAATTACTATGCAACTGCAATTTATAGTGGTTCTAGTTACATTTATTGGATGGATCATCCTTCTGCCAATACAGGATATGGTAATGACATTTCAACTCAAGGATCAACATTATTTACTGCACTTGCAGAAGTTAATACATCAGTTTCTTTAGTTGGTGGAGTTGATTCTTACACTATGACCACTGGTGAACAAAAAGATGGAATTGATCGTTTCAAGGACACTGAAACTGTTGATTTAAATATGTTCATTTGTGGAGTAGCAGATGCAACAAAAGCTGGTAACGCAATGGATATGTGTACTGATCGTAAAGATGCAGTTGCATTCGTTTCACCAGAACTTGCAGATGTAGTCAATGTTGCAAATGAAACAACGCAAACATCAAATGTAAAATCATATTTTGATGGACTTACATCTACATCTTACGGAGTATTCGATAGTGGATGGAAATACACATACGATAAGTATAATGACACTTATCGGTGGATTCCATTGAACGGAGATATGGCCGGACTTTGTGCAAGAACAGATTTGGTTGCAGATCCTTGGTTTTCGCCAGGGGGATTTAATCGAGGTCAGATTAGGGGAGTTGTAAAACTTGCCTATAATCCACAGAAAGCTAATAGGGACATTCTTTATCGTGCAAGAATCAATCCAATTGTTACTTTCCCAGGCCAAGGAACAGTCCTTTATGGTGATAAAACTGCACAATCAAAACCAAGTGCATTTGATAGAATCAATGTACGAAGGTTGTTTATCACTCTTGAGAAAGCTATCTCAACTGCTGCTAAATTTCAGTTGTTTGAGTTCAATGATGAGTTCACAAGAGCTGGATTCAGGAATATGGTCGAACCTTTCTTGCGAGATGTGCAAGGTCGAAGAGGTGTCACCGATTTCTTGGTAGTATGTGACGAAACCAATAACCCCGGCTCGGTTATTGATCGTAACGAGTTTGTCGCTGATATTTACGTCAAGCCTGCTCGGTCTATTAACTTTATTTCTCTGAATTTCATCGCCACGAAAACTGGTGTTGCGTTCAGTGAAGTAGTTGGGGCGTAAGGAGGACTAAATGGCAAATATTAACGATTTTAAAGCAACATTAAAAGGTGGTGGTGCAAGAGCGAATCAGTTCTCAGTAAATATGCCTTTCCCAGGCTTTGCAGCTGTGGGTGGAGAATCGAGAGTTATGTCGTTTCTTTGTAGATCAACTAATTTGCCAGGTATGACACTTGGTGAAGTTGCTGTTCCATTCAGAGGTCGTTCCCTGTATATTGCTGGTGATCGAACTTTTGAAACATGGACAACTACAATTTTGAATGACACAGATTTCGCAATCCGTAATGCTTTCGAGCGTTGGATGAATGGAATCAATGCTCTTTCAGATAATAGTGGTCTGGAAAATCCATCCGATTACCAAGTTGATGCGTTTGTTGATCAACTGGATCGTGCTGGAACAGTAATTAAGTCCTATACCTTCAGAGGATTGTGGCCATTGACGATAGCACCTATCGAATTGGGATACGATACTAATGATGCCGTAGAGGAATTTGAGATTACATACCGCTACCAATTTTTTGAAACCGATACGACCAGTTAAAAATCCGTATAAATATTTAATATTGATTACGGAGTTTTATGGCGAATTTATTTGGTTTTCAAATAACACGAGCGCCGAAGGAACAGGGAGATCAACCAACTTTTGTTCTCCCTGAACCTGAAACGGGCGCAACTACTACAGCTGGATTCTACAGCGAATTTCTAGATATAGAAGGGCAGACTAAGAACGAATATGATCTTATTCGTAAATACCGAAGTACGGCCGAACATCCAGAATGTGATTTAGCAATTGAAGATATTATTAATGAGGCTGTCAATACAGAAGAATTGCGTGATTCTGTTTCTATTATATCTGAAGCAGTTCCGTTTTCTGTTAAAATCAGAAATAGAATCAAATCTGAGTTTGAACAAATCATAAGATTATTAGATTTTAATAATAGAGCCCATGACATATTCAGACGATGGTATATTGATGGAAGATTACATTATCATAAGATTATAGATGAGTCAGATCCAAAACAGGGAATAGCAGAATTACGATACGTTGATGCAACCAAAATCAAATTAGTACGAAAAGTTGATAGAGGGGCTACAAAAAAAGGATCTCCAACTCTAGAAATAAAAGAAGAATACTTTTTATATAACGAAAAGGGAATATCAACCTCAACAGCGGGCTCTTTTAAAATTGCAAAAGATTCGATTTGTTATGTTCCATCGGGATTGCATGATCCTCAGAAAAATTTGGTGCTTTCCTACCTTCAAAAAGCAATCAAACCAGTAAACCAACTCAGAATGATTGAGGATGCTGTTGTAATTTACAGAATTGCAAGAGCACCTGAACGTAGAATATTTTATATTGATGTTGGTAATTTACCAAAGGTTAAAGCTGAGACATACCTTAAAGATGTCATGAATCGATATCGTAACAAACTGGTATATAATAATGCAACTGGTGAGATACGAGATGACAGAAATCAAATGAGTATGTTGGAGGATTTCTGGCTTCCAAGGAGAGAAGGTGGAAGGGGTACGGAAATTACTACTCTGCCAGGAGGACAAAATCTTGGTGAAGTTGAAGATATATTATATTTCCGAAATAAACTCTACAAATCTCTTAATATTCCTGCAAGTCGATTAGAAGAACCAAGTCCAGGCTTCAATCTGGGTAGAGGTGCAGAAATTACAAGAGATGAGGTCAAATTCACTAAATTTGTCCAAAAACTTAGAAGAAAATTCAGTCTTCTGTTTTTTGATCTACTAAAAACCCAATTATTACTCAAAGGAGTGATAACAGATGAAGATTGGCCTGCAATTAGGGATAATATAAGGTTTACATATCTTAGAGATGGTCATTATTCAGAAATGCGTGACATGGATTTGTTGCGTGACCGATTAGAAATACTAAATAGTATAGAACCTTATATCGGTGAATGGTTTTCTAAAGAATATGTACAGAAACACGTTTTCCGAATGTCAGATGATGAGATAGATTCGATGAAAGATTCTATTGATTCGGAACCACCACCACCAGATATTGATGCTGATGATGAGGGAGGAGATGATGAAGGTCCACCTCAACCGCCTGGGGATGAAGAAGAACCAGAGGAGGAACAAATTCAAATTGATAGCATAGAACGGAGATAAATTATGGCTATACCAAATATGATAAATGCCTTGATAGATGACAATAAGATTGAGGCTGAAGGTGCATTTAAAGAAGTTATTGCTCAAAAAGTTGGTGATGCATTGGATTTAAAACGAGTGGAAATCGCAAACACTTTAGTTAAGCACCATGTGCCACAGGATGCAGATGCCGGTGAAGAAGTTTAGTGAGTTTCATCAAAATGTTATAGAAAAGGATGAACATAAAAAATCAGCAGAATACAAAAAATTAACTCCTAAAATGAAGACGGCAGTTGATGAATTGTATATTACCTTGGAGAAAAAACCAGCTGATTTTTTGAGTACATTTGATAAGACTGTAACAAAGGTCGCCAAGAAAAATGGTGTCAAAGAAAAGGATATTATGAAATATTTTGACAAAGAAATGCTTACAATCTAGGATAACTTATGGCAAACACAATAGACAAAAACTCATACGATAGAGCTATTCTCCATTTAGATACAAATGACGGAGAGATTACTCTTGCTGAGTTAAGATCAGGCTCTGATGAAGCTGCTTTAACTGGTGCAAGAATAGTGGAAATAATTTACAATATTCCTGCTACTGGTACAGTTGTAATTGATAGAGGTGGAACTGATGCAATAAAATTAGTAGGAAATGGAAGTGGTGGTTCTAATTTGATAGGACATATCAATTACAAGAACTCTGGAGTTGCTCTTAGGGGTTCTGATGCCGCTGATATAGGAGTCACCTTTACAGATTTTACTAATGGATTAATTACACTTGTAGTCCATAAAATACACTAAGAGGAATTATGAAATTAATTACGGAAATGTATGATGATTTTGAAATCCTTACCGAAGGGAAGAATGGTAAAGATATGAAAATCCAAGGGGTTTTCATGCAAGCTGAGACTAAAAATAGAAATGGTCGAATTTATCCTTTTGGTGTACTGGAAAAAGAAGTCAAAAGATACAACAAAGAACTGGTTGAGAAGAAACGAGCTTTCGGAGAACTAGGTCATCCAGAAGGACCAACTGTCAATCTGGATAGGGTTTCTCATCTTATTGAGGAACTGGTGCCCGATGGTAAGAATATTGTCGGGAAAGCAAAGATTCTTGATACTCCTAATGGGAAGATTGTCAAGGAATTGCTAAATGCTGGTGCAAAACTTGGAGTCTCTAGTAGAGGAATGGGAACACTTGAAAAGAAGGGTAACACGAACTATGTCAAAGATGATTTTTATCTTGCGACAGCAGGGGATATTGTTGCAGATCCTTCAGCACCTGAAGCGTTTGTGGAAGGAATTATGGAAGGTAAGGAGTGGATTTGGGACAACGGCATCATAAAAGAGGCTGAAGTTGCTCGAATTCATAGACTTGCATCCGCAAATAAACAGGCAGAAGCCTTTGAATCGTTCCTTTCAAAACTCTAATTTTATAAATATAATTAACAAATTTACTCAGGAGACTTAAATATGTCTGAAGAACTCAATAAAGAGATGGAACAGGTGGTTGAGGAAGAATCAGTAGAGGAAGCTGTTGCTCCTAAAACAAAGGGCAGTAATTCTAAACTGAAACAACAACCACACGATATGCAGAAGCCACAGGGTGGACCTACTGCCTCTGCTCCTAAAACAAAAGGTACTGCACCTATGGCTGCAGAAGAAACTGAAGAAGTAGAAGAGGAAGTTGAGGAAATCAAAGAGATGCCTAAACTGAAATCGGAAATTCTTCAAGGTCTTGTAGACCACATGAAAGGTCTGAAGAAAGAAGATCTTGCCAAAATCTATGGAGCTCAAATCTTAGAACAAGATGACGAGGAAGAGGAAGATGAGGATGATGATGACGAAGATGGTGAAGAAGAATCAGAAGAGAAAAAAGTCAAGAAAGAATCCATTGATCAAATAGTTGATGGACTTGATGTTTCTGATGATGTCACCGCTCTCGTAGACGGAGAAGAACTTTCCGAAGAATTTAAGACAAAAGCTGCAACAATCTTTGAAAGTGCAGTTAAATCTAAAGTCCGTGTAGAACTTGAAAAAATTCAAGAACAAAACGACAAGGTAATGGAAGACATGGCCGAATCAACAATGAATGACATAGTTGAGAAGGTTGATGACTACATGAATTACGTTGTTGAACAATGGATGGAAGACAACCAATTAGCCATTGAGCGTGGACTCAAAGGTGAAATTGCAGAAGACTTCATTAGTGGACTGAAGAATCTTTTTGAAGACCACTATATTGATGTTCCAGATGAGAAGTATGACATTCTGGAAGCTAACTTGACGAAGATCGAAGAGTTAGAGGAAAAACTTAACAAACAGATGGAAGAAAATGTCCAGTTGAAAAAACAGAAGGGTGAACTTGTAAAAGAGTCCATGATTTCTGCCGTTGCTGATGGGATGACTGATACTGAAACTGAGAAGTTCCAAAGTCTGGTTGAGGATGTAGAATTTTCTGATGAAGAAACCTACAAAGGTAAACTTCAAACAATCAGAGAAAGCTATTTTGGAACCTCTGAAGTAAAAACTGAAAATGTTCTTACTGAAGAAGGACAATCCGAAACGCCCGTAGAAACATCTGGTACAATGGCACAATATATGAGTGCAATTGGAAAAGATGTTAAGCGGTCAAAAAAATAATCTGAATACTTTTTAAGGAGAATTTATGTATAATTCAGAACAACTCCAAGAGAAGTGGCAACCAGTTTTGAATCATCCCGATCTCCCAGAGATCAACGATGCTTATAAGCGTGCAGTTACCGCTGTTGTCTTGGAAAACCAAGAAAGAGAACTGAAAGAGTCTCGCCAAATGTTGCAAGAAGCTGATATGTCTACAGGGTCAGCTATCTCCAATTGGGACCCAGTTCTTATTTCATTAGTCCGCCGTGCAATGCCAAGTCTCATTGCATACGATGTGTGCGGTGTCCAACCTATGAGTGGACCTACAGGACTTATTTTCGCTATGAAAGCGAGAATCGGTGGTGGAACTACAGGAGATACCGAAGTACTTCATGACGAAGCTAATACTTCTGGATCAAACTCCACATATTCCGCTGACCAAGCCGGAACAAACCCAGGCGCCCTGAATGGTGGAAATGCCCCTGTTACAAATGCAGCCGGTACACCAGACATTTATGGTGTAGACACTCCTGGTGACTACAACGTAAAGCCAGGTGATACTACAGCAAATGTAGAAGCCTATGGTGCATCGGGTGGAACTGCTTTCCAAGATATGGGATTTACTATTGAGAAAGCAACTGTAACTGCTAACTCACGTGCTTTGCGTGCCGGTTACACAATGGAACTCGCACAAGACCTGAAAGCTATTCATGGTCTGGATGCTGAGTCCGAGTTGTCCAACATTCTGAGTCAAGAGATTCTTCAGGAGATCAATCGTGAAGTTATCCGTACCATTTATTTGACTGCCGAAACTGGTGCTCAAGGTACAGCCTCAGGTGGAGTTTTCAATCTTGATCTTGACTCTAATGGTCGATGGTCAGTTGAAAAATTCAAAGGATTACTTTTCCAAATTGAGAAAGATTGTAATGCAATCGGAATTAGAACTCGCCGAGGAAAAGGAAACATTCTGATGTGTTCCGCTGACACAGCATCTGCTCTGTCAATGGCTGGAGTACTTGACTATGCACCTGCAATGTCAACTAACTTGAATGTTGATCCAACAGGAAGCACATTTGCCGGTACAATCAACGGACGAATTAAAGTCTATGTTGATCCTTATGCATCGGCTGTCGATGGTGCCAGTGATTGGTATGTTGCCGGATATCGTGGTGCATCTGCTTATGACGCTGGGTTGTTTTACTGCCCATACGTTCCATTGCAAATGGTTCGTGCCGTCTCTGAAGACACTTTCCAACCAAGGATTGCGTTCAAGACACGTTACGGAATGGCAGAAAATCCATTCGCAAAAGTCGGTTCAACTGGAGCTATCAGAACAGACTCCACACCTTTTGGTGTAGGTGACAACTGTTACTACAGGCGTGCCAAGGTTACAAACATTATGTAATCACATATTTGGGAGGGGGGTAAAAGAGGCCCCCCTTTCAAACCCACCTAAATACTTGTAGAGGTAATTATGGCCGATGCAAGTCAACCCACAACATACGATTATGCTTCTCCAAATCAATGGAGAATTAACTTTGATCGACTCCCCTTAACCACTTGGTTTTGCACCAATGCAAATATACCAGGCATTACTCTGGGAGAAGCTCAGTTTCCTACACCTATGTCTGATATACCCATTTCTGGGGATAAACTTACATTTGACACTTTGAATATACAGTTTCTTGCAGATGAAGAATTAAAGAATTATAGAGAAATGTGGGAATGGTTGGTTGGTCTTGGATTTCCAAAACAACATTCTCAATTTTCTGATGTCTTATCTGAGAGTAAAGTAAATACAGTTCTGCCAGGGGCTTCTAGAATGACTTATTCTAATCAAGCAGGACAAAATGTAACTTTATCTGAAGGAGCTGCATATTCTGATGCAACGATGACTTTTTATAACTCTAAAAATATTGCAAAAGTTGAAGTCCATTTTAGGGATATATTTCCTACTAGTTTGAGTGGTATTGATCTAACAACTGATACTTCTGATGTGGAATATATTAGAGTTGATGCATCTTTCAGATATTTGTATTATGAGTTTAAAAATGCAACATAAATAGTAATGAGTCGCTCAGACAGATTTTCCAATAAATCAGTCCACTCGATTCATGTGCGACAACATACTTGGGTGCCTTGAGCGACTCAACTTGAAACTACATTATGACACTAACTGAAATACAAGATAAAGTAAAAAAGGATCTCAAGATCAACGATATGGAGTTAGATATTGAGTCCCTACGAATCCCTTCACTCCATTCAAAATATCTACAGCTTCTTACGGAGCATTCTCTACTTCTCAAAAAAACTCAAGGTGATTTTGCAGTTCTCAAAAGGAACAAATGGATCTACTATACAGGTAAGGCTCCAGAAGAAGTCTATAAGGAGAAGGGAGATTTTCCATTAAAATTAAAAACCAAAGACGAAGAACGAACCTTTATTGAGGCTGATGAAGAAGTCAGAGAACTCAAGGGAAAGGTTGAATACTATGAGACTGTAGTAGAATATCTTCAAGAAGTTGTTAAGTCCATTTCAAACCGATCCTTTCAGATCAAAAATGCGATAGAGTGGAGAAAGTTTGAGGCTGGAATCTGATATCACATTACATAAGAAGAATGAAGTCTATCTTCAAGTGGAGTGTGAAAGAAGTATTGCGAGGGAACTGAATGAATTTTTCAGTTTTGATATCCCAGAAGCTAAGTTTATGCCTGCATACAAGAACAGGTTTTGGGATGGTAAGATAAGACTATTTGATACTAGGACTAACCAAATTTACAGTGGGTTATATAACTATATCAGAGAATTTGCAGAAAAAAGATCATATTCATTAACAGGGGGAAATTGGTCGCCCCTTTCAATTCACAAAGAAAATGTTGAGTCGTTTATTTCAAGATTGGGGATTCCGTATGAAATTAGGGATTACCAAATGGATGCAGTTCATCATAGTATCAGAACTGGCCGCAGCCTCCTTGTTAGTCCTACTGCATCGGGCAAATCCCTTATAATTTATATACTGATTCGATATTATCAGAAATTTTTGCATGACCCAGGCAAAGACTGTATGTTATTATTGGTTCCTACTACCTCACTAGTGGAACAGATGTTCTCTGATTTTAAAGAGTATGGATGGAACTCAGATTATTATTGTCATAGAATATACTCAGGTAGAGAGAAACAAGCTGAGGGGAAAATAGTTTACATATCAACATGGCAGTCATTATATAAAGAACCTCAGAGTTATTTTAAAAAATTCAGAGTGATCTTTGGGGATGAGGCCCATACATTTAAGGCTGATTCTCTCAAGAAGATCATGTCTAAAACAATAAGTACGGAGTTTAAATATGGTTTAACAGGGACTCTAAACGATACACAGAGTCATAGGTTAGTACTTGAGGGGTTGTTTGGGCCTGTAAAACAGGTTACTACAACTCGTCAACTCATTGATAAGAAACAACTTTCTGATATAAAAGTGACAGGAATTGTCTTGACTTATTCAAAAGAAGAGTGTATAATAAGGAAATATCAAGATGAAATTAAGTATATAACCCAGCATCCAAAGAGAAATAATTTGATTCGTAATTTAAGCGTAGATCAGAAAGGTAACACGCTCGTCCTTTTTTCGTTAATAAAACATGGAGAGTTATTATATAAGCTAATAAAGGAGAAAACAAATGATGTTCACTTGGTTTACGGAGCCACAGATACCGAAACAAGAGAAGGAATCAGAAAACTTACAGAACAAACAAATGGAAGGATTATTGTCGCCAGCTTTGGTGTATTTAGTACTGGCATCAATATTAGGAATCTTCATAACATTATTTTCGCTAGTCCTTATAAGTCTCGCATCAGAAATCTACAATCAATAGGTAGGGGATTAAGGTTGCATGACAGTAAGGTGAATGCAAAATTGTATGATATAGCTGATGATTTCGATGGTCGGAATCACACCATTAAACACTTTGCAGAGAGGATCAGCATCTACAACCAAGAGGAGTTCGACTATGAAATCCATAAGGTAGAGATGTAACTTGAACCTGAACATACAAAGTATACATGGTTTTTTCTCAATAGTCAAGACAAAAATAAACGACTTGACATTTTCAAAAAAAGGAGTATAATATGAGTAATAGTGAAAAACCTAAAAAACCACATTATGTGGATAATAAAGTATTTCTAGCAGCGATGTTAGATTGGAAGGATGAAGTAAATGAAGCTGAATCTGAAGGAGAACAGATTCCTCCTATACCTGAGTACATAGGAGAATGTTTTTACAAGATAGCAACTCATTTATCGTATAGACCAAATTTTATTAATTACACTTATCGAGAGGAGATGATTGGAGATGGTATAGAAAATTGTATTCAATATGCTAAGAATTTCAACCCTGAGAAATCACAAAATCCATTTGCGTATTTTACTCAAATAATTTATTATGCATTTCTTAGACGAATTACTAAAGAAAAGAAACAAACTGCAATTAAGCAGAAAATTATAGATAACGATACATTGAAGACTCATGATGTCCATGATTATGATGACGATGTATACGATAACACTTACATTGATTTCTTGAGGGATAATCTTCCAAAAGAAAGTATGCCCAAAAAGAAACGGCGTAAAAAAGGGATTGAAAATTTCATAGAAGAGGAATTATGACAAAATTTGAAAAGTATGTAGATGAGGTCGAGAAAATGATTTCAGATTTCACTGCAAATATTCCAGCTACAGAACTGCATGAGATTGAAGCCTCAATCGAAGAATCTGAAGCAGGAGCTGGTAAAATTTGGTTAGAGGACTTCATTGATGCGTTAGTTAAAAAATGAAGAAACTCGTAATCATTACTGATACTCATTTCGGGGCTCGGAACGATAGTCAGGTTTTTAGTGACTATTTCTTTGACTTCTATCAAAATCAGTTCTTTCCATACATAGTGGAAAATTCTGAAGATATTTGTGGTGTCATGCATCTGGGAGATTGTCTAGATCGCAGGAAGTTTATCAACTATAAGACGGCCATGGATTTTCGTGAGAAGTTCATAGGTGGTCTTATGGGAACATGGTTGCCTTGTTATTTTATAGTGGGAAACCATGACATTTACTATAAGAACACACTTGCAGTAAATTGTTATAATGAGTTACCCATGCCTGGAAGTGAGGCTTGTTGGTATGTGTATGATAAACCTCAAGTGATCTCTATTGAGAAACAGGATATTGCAATCATTCCTTGGATCACTGCCGAGAACTATGCAGAGACTACCAAGGTTCTCAAGTCAGGAGCTCAAGTTGGTATGGGTCATCTGGAAGTCAGAGGATTTGAAATGCACTCTGGGGTGGTTTCAGATCATGGATTTGAGAAGGAATTGTTCAAGAACTTTGAACTGGTTCTGAGTGGACACTACCATAAGAGATCCAATGATGGCCAGATTTATTATCTGGGGTGTCCTTACGAAATGACATGGGCAGATTGTGGAGATCCAAAAGGGTTTCACACTTTCGATTTGGAAACTAGGGAATTAGAGTTCATTCCAAACGAGTATACCATGTTTGAGAAGATATATTATGATGACACTAAGCATGACTATGTAGAATTTGACATAACCAAATTTGATAAGAAATATGTTAAGGTGTTCGTGGAGAATCGAAATGATTATTATGCATACGACAAATTTTTGGATCGACTGTATAAGGAGATTTCCTTACATGATTTAAAGATAGTTGAAGATTTTTCAGACCTGAGCTCCGATTTTGTTCATGATGACATTGTGGATGGAGCTCAGGATACACTTTCACTTCTTGATCGGTATGTTGAAGAGATAGAGACAACTCTCGACAAGGAACGAATCAAGACCAAATTAAAATCATTATACATTGAAGCAGCCGATTTAGAAGCATGATACACTTTAAAAAGGTTCGTTGGAAGAATTTTCTTTCAACAGGGAACCAATTTACAGAGGTCATTCTTGATAGATCTAGAACCACACTCATCATAGGAGAGAATGGAGCTGGTAAGTCCACTGTCCTTGATGCATTGTGTTTTGTTCTATTTGGAAAACCATACAGACCAATTAAGAAAAACCAACTGGTAAATTCTATCAATTCTGGTGGTGCAGAAGTTGAGGTGGATTTCCAGATAGGAACCAATGAGTTTTTGGTTCGTAGAGGAATCAAGCCGAATATCTTTGAGATCATTCGGAATGGTGAACCTATGGATCAAGAGGCTCATTCAAGGGATTTCCAGAAAGTTCTGGAAGAACAGATACTCAAGTTGAACTACAAGTCATTTACTCAAGTAGTGATTCTAGGGTCTTCCTGTTTCATTCCTTTCATGAAGTTATCTTCAACTCATCGTAGAGAGGTGGTAGAAGATATTCTTGATATCAAGGTGTTCTCTCTGATGAACACTCTACTGAAGCTTAAATACAAAGAGGTTCAGTCTGAAGTCAATGAACTGAAGTTAGAGGAGTCTTTATACAGGAGCACTTTGGAAGTTGAGGAGTCTCATCTGAAGAAGGTTGAAGATGATGCAGAGAAAAAGATGGAAGATCTGACCAAGGAGAGGGATAACCATTTAGAATCTAAACAGGAAAGACAGGATAGAAATCAAGAGATTCAGGCTGCATTAGTCCACAAGACAACTGTAGAAACTGATACCAGTAAACTGAAAACACTCAAGACACAAGTAGGAACCAAGAAGTCTGAAGTGGATAAACAGAGAGAATTCTTTGTAAAGAATGATGACTGTCCAGTATGTGAACAGCCTATTAAGAAGTCATTCAAGAAATTCAGAAACTCAGAGTTACTAGATCAATCTCAGAAGTATCAAAATGCGATGGGTGAGATGGAAACGGAACTGGAACGATTGACTACCAATCTTTCAGAACTGAATAGTCTTGCAGCTGAAATGCAACAGAACAATGCTGAGATCAATGCATTAGAGAAAATGGCTACTAAGTGCCAAGATTATCTGGATCAATTAACCAAAGATAAGGAACAGACTGACGAACAGAAAAAACAGATAGAAGGTTTGAAGGAGAATATAGAAGAGATAGATCTCAGAACGAAGGAACTGAAAGAGGAAAATTTTTACCTTGACATTTGTAAAAATTTGTTGCATGATACAGGGATAAAATCAAAAATCATCAAACAGTATCTTCCTGTGATGAACCAGACGATTCAAAAGTATCTGGGTGTTCTGGATTTCTATGTGAACTTTCACCTCAATGAACAGTTTGAAGAAACAATCAAGTCTCGTTATCGTGATGACTTTTCGTATGCTTCATTCTCAGAAGGTGAAAAGATGAGAATAGACTTGGCTCTGATGTTCACATGGAGAGAGGTTGCAAGGTTGAAAAACTCAACCAATACCAATCTACTCATTATGGATGAGGTGTTTGATTCCAGCCTTGATGCATCTGGAACTGATGATTTTTTGAAGATTCTCAATCAACTTGAGAGTCAAAATATATTTGTGATTTCTCACAAAGGCGATATATTGTTTGACAAGTTTCAAAGTATTATGAAATTTGAGAAACAGAATAACTTTAGCAAATTAATTGAAGCATGATATATAAACTTTTACAGCCAGACCATCCTATGGTCAAAACCCCAATGCCTGAATATGTTGAT